TGACCGATTACCGATCCTAATATGTATTTGAGGATGATGTAAATAAAAAGTCCCATGACAGCAGATGCTGCTACAGGCAAACCAAATTCAATGAGTAATGTAAAAAATAAATCCATACTCCTATTTATGCTAAAAAAAAGGGGTCATAAAGACCCCTTTGTTAATATAAATTCTAGTGAAAGACTACTTTTTCCAAAGTGCCCATAAAATACCTAGGGTAATAAGTCCTATAAGACCTTGTGATCCTAGGTCAGCTACGATTCCTGAGATGTTATTAATAACACCTAAAGAAAGAAATGGTACGGCAGAGCCAAATACTACTTCTAATGCAACTGATAATCCTATTAGTGAAATTGCAACTCCTGTTACATTACTAATAGCGTCCGTTATTGATTTCCACATAAAAACTCCTTATGTTTTATTTTTGATATCTCAAACTTCATCATAATATAATCTAATATTTATATTAAAAAGGGGTTAGAAACTCAATTCCTAACCCCAATATAGAGAAAACAGGTGGAGAGATTACTCTTCCTCTGCCAACTTACTAAAATAAGATAATGTTTCATCACTATCCTCATCAACTTGTGGCGTAGGTGTATCTACTGTTTCTGCTACAACTGGACTTGGTTTCGGTGTTGACGGTGGGATTGCAACATCTTCTGCCGTGCCAGTACTTCTTACACCACTTAAAACTTTGTCAAGTTTTGCTTTAAGCTCATCATATGATTTAAAGTTCTCGGGTGCAAGAAATGGTTTTAGGGGATACTGTTTATCCCATATTCCTTCGATTGCCTCATCATTGTCTTTGATTGCTGATGGACTATCAAACTCTGATTTATCATAATTCCAGTAACCATCAACTTTTCTGATTTTCAGTTTAAAGTTTGCACCTTCCCAGAAATCAAATGGGTTGATAGGTTTCTCATCTTCAAATTCAGGTTTCATCGCTTCAGTAATCTTATCAAAGATTTTCTTACCGAATTTAAATAGTTTGATTTGACCTTCGTTCTCAGGATGTTTAGAATCATTAATGATTAGAACATTTGCAATATAAGATAACTTACGTTTTCTTTTTCTTGCAATCTCTTTGTCTGCTTCAACACCAGAATTCCATAGTAAACTATTCGATTCACTAATTGGGCATTTCTTGTTAAGTGTTGTTAAACTGTTTTCAATAAACCAACCACCTGGTCCTTGAAACGCATGAGACCATAATCGTGCCCATGGTAAATCTTCATCTTTAACTGCTGGTAAAAATCTGAAAACTGCATAGCCGTTACCTGATTTATCTAGTTCTGGTTTCCAGAATCTATCATCAGCATATGAGTTCTTTTGTTTTTGAGGTTCAGCGACTTTAGATAGTTCGCCTATAAGTGTGTCTAGGTTAGACTTTGAGCGTTTTAACGCTGCGATACTTGTATTCATATGTATATATCCTTTGTATAATTATATTTGTATGTTGTCTGTATTAACGACATTATTATTTATATGCTTATATAGGGGAGACTATGGAATTACTCCCAAGCGCTTCGATCAGATTCCATCTGTATACCACGCCACTTACTTCTGCCTGTCGGCAATTTGACACCCCTTGTTTTCCAAGTTATGCCTGGGTACAACCCCTAAGCAATCAAGTTCGAGCCTCTGGTGAAACCCTCTTCCTTGCACTATAAAAAGAAGTTTATAATTCTTCTTTTGCATATATCTTATTATAACATATTTGAGAAGCTTTGTCAAGCACTCTAATATGACTCTTTATTTGGTTCTTCATCATCAGAATTTAGTAAAGATTTATCGTCAAATTTGTTGTATTTTTCAGATGCCAACGATCCTAACTCTATTTCTCTGTCCTCATCAAAATTGAGTACCATACTCGTTGGGTCCTCATGTAGAAGAAATTGTAATTTCTGCTCTGCCTTCAATCTCACTATTTCTGTTTTCAGTTTTTCTATATTATCTTCAGCAACTTCTAATAGATGTTTTAACTTACTAACTTCTAAGTTGGCATCCATTAGTGTGTGTTCTGCCGTATATCTTCCTGCATCATCCATAATTATACCAATGTTAGTATTTGATTTCTTAATCGTATTGCTCTATCACCTACTTGGGTTGCCCACCTAGAATCCATCATTTCTTCTGCTGCTCTTGTCCAATCACGGTCATTTACACCAGCAATAAAGTTTTTAAATTTAGATAAACGTGGTCGCCCCATGTTAAACGCCATGTTTACAATTACTTGTTGAGCAACATCTGGTAGTTCATCTAAATCTGGAAATAATATCTTTGATTCACTTACAAACTTAGCAACATCTGTTGCAAATACTTCGTTTACTCTATCTTCGCTTATTTCTTTTCCGTCAGGCTCACCATGCTCTGGGTCATCCTCTGTAATCAAATGCCCAATGCCAAATGTAGGGTAACCAAGATGGTCTTTATATATCTCATATTTTACACCTTCATCTACTTTTAATTGTTCTCTTAATGCTTCAATATTCATTTGTTCTCCTTTGGTTTTACCAGTATTTTAGGTAGTATATCACAATTATATGATAGTGTTCTTCTTACTTGATCCGTGCCACTAAACGGATAAACAGTATGCACTAGTGTATATGGAAATATAAAGAAATCACCAACTTTAGGACTTAACCTAAGTTGTGATATTGCTAGTGAATGTTGTTGACCGCCTATAAATTCTAAATGTCCATTTGATGGAGTTTTAGGATTGATTATTTCTTCACCATATGTATCAGGTGTTTTTAAAAATAATACAGACGAAAGACCTACGAAACTATTTTTGCTTGAATGAAAGTGAGCAGGATTATATTCACCTGCAAACATATCATTTATCCAAGCGTTATCTAAAACTGGTTGATGTGTTTGTATTAATGATAAACCTGACCTTTTTAGGTATTCTTTAAAACACATTTGAAAAGTGCCTTTTATACTATCATCTAATAAATGATTGACTAATTTTTCTTTCTTAATTTTACCTGCAAGTTGAGTACTCCAATCTACTGTTGTTATTTCTTTTTCATCAAAGACATTATTAATCTCATCAATAAATGTTTTAGGCATTTCTAACTTGACAATTATTTCTCCTAATGTATGTACTTGTACTTTTACATCTTCACTCATTATATCTCCTTTAGTTTATCTCTCAAAGTCTTTTTGTATTTTGTAACATTGTATGTAAGAAATGGTTTGTATCGTATCATTCTATCATATAACTTTGGCCATAATACTTTTTCAGTTATGTTTTTATTTAGTTGTTTTGTAAATGATAATATATCATCTAATATTATAAATGTTTCAAAGTTTATTCTTTTAGATAAAAACATCTTTAATATAGGTGGGTGTTGTCCATCTTTTGATGTAAAAATATCATCAAATTCTATTTTTCGTTCTAGCATATAATCAATGTCTTGTTCATAATAATAATGTAATGCTTCTACCTTCTTTGTCCATTGTTTGTAATGGTCATCACCAGACTTACCAATGATGTCACCAACCCATAGATTAGTATTAGAAACAAAATTGCTAAGGAAGTAATCAACAATAGTGCTATTGTTATAAGATTTACTAAGCTTATGAAAGAAATACCTATCCCTTCTTTTAGTAAAGGTTTCCAATCTTGCAGTTGTTCTACCGTTGTGCTTATGAAAGTCATAAGATTGGTTTTTACTTGTGAAGTGGAGTTTGATTGCCAGATAGATTTTATATACTTCAAAACCATTCATTCGTTCCTTATTGTATTCCTGCTGCTTGTAGTAACACACCACCGACTATTGAAATCGTGTATGCCATAATTATTACTTCTAACATTTAACCTCCTGTTTGTTTATAAAAGTTTATTATTTCTTGTTCATTTTGTGTTAAAAATGTGTGTACACTATCATGGGTTGCCGTAACTGTTTCCAAACCCATACCTCTTAAAGTATAACCTTCAGGCATACTTTCACATGAAATAACTTCATTTATGAGATTTTGAAATGGTGCACCATCAACTGAATAAACCTTTTTTGTTTCATCTTCTTCTCTTACGTTCATAATATATCCTTATATTGGTAACTTTGCTGTTTTTTCTTTTAACATATTCAGACCTTGTGCCTCAAATGCTATCTTCTCTTTTAGTGTTTTATTAATCAATGCTTTCGTATTACTTGGGTCGACCCCATTGTTTTCGCAATATAAAATAATAGCATCCATGTAACTCATTCTTTTACTCTTAACTGTTTCTTCTATTAGTAATGCAAATTTATTTGGTGTTATAATCATTGTTCTATTATACTATACTTTAAACTTTTCGTCAAGCTCTTTGAGGGTTATATATTCTAAATTTTCACAATCTTCCCATTCTTTAATTCTCACATTAATTGATTCATCTTCAGGATTAACTTTATAAAATTTTGTAAACTTATATGAATCAAATGTGTTCTTATGTTGTTTAATCCAATGGTATAAATCGTCTTTTTCTGATTTATCAGGTCTTGCATAATCAGCATCTTGTTCAGCATAACAATCGGTGCCTGCATATATATTGTTCACTTTATCATCTGTTGAGTATAAATCATGACCAATAATATAAACTTCATTCGCACCCATTTCGCATGAAAGATAAATGGACCTAGTGCCTGTAGCATAAGCAAAATCATTTATAAGTGGTTCTATAGTTTGTACCTTATCTTCTTTTGTGCCAGTTACATATGTTATACCTGGGTTTTTACCATGACCTTGTATAAATGTAAAAACACCATCAGCACCATGATAAACTGCTTCTTGACGGCCATTAAACTCTACATCAACTCTACCTTTTTGTTCTAACAACATAGTTTCAGCAATAAAACTTGGTATCGGTGTCCAGTATCCTAAAAAAGATGTATTCTCAAAACAATAACCACTTCTATAAATC